CCTCTAAGGTCACATTGCTTAATGTTAAAATTGAGTTTACAGAGACGTCTTCGGTCCACTTCCATAGGTGCGATAGCTGGTAAGGAACGGGGTCACGAGGCCCATTGCCATTGCACCTAAAACACCGGGGTTAAGGTCAGGTGCCGATCGAATCGGTGCACGCAACCCTAACCCCTCAGGACTTTTCCCAACACCTCAACTAATTTCTCAGTGTGTTTGGGATCGGCCAGAAGTGGCTGGACTTCGTTAAGGATTTGGCGGAAGTCCATACCACCCGCACCACGATTTTCTTCAACGATACGATTACCTTCTTGAAAACCGTGAATTCCATGGTCGGTGAACTGACCATCAGGTGGGGTGATATTACGTGTCCCATCGTTATATGACGAGACTTCAATTAAAGACACTGCTCTCCATCGGAAGGATAAGCCGGCTCCGGATCCAGAAGCGCCAGTTATCCCTACGGCCATAGTATGCTGATATGTGCCGGTGGAAGTGGAGAACGATTGAAACTCTTGCTGCTCCGATACACTTATAGTGGGAGCACTAGATGCGAAACGCCAGATGAATCTGTGTTTCCTCTGATCGACCCTACCAATTAAAGACATAGGGTCGGTGGAAAGGTCGGATATGGGACTGCCAAACCAATCTTGTGTGAGGGACGATTTCTGGCAATAAGCCATATCACCGCCGACGTACAGTGGAGCACCTTCGCACCAAATCTCGATACCAGCTGCAACCACACGGAAAACTGGATTCTGGGCGGTTGTGTATGGTGTGTTGAACCTAAAAGAAGACACACCAGTGGTGGCTGAGCCGCTGAATGTTGTTGTTGTAAAGTTCGAGTTTGTGGCGAAGATCGCATTGTCAATGGAATTGGCGGCAGGGTCAGAAACAACTGCATACGGATTCAAGGTAAGAAATCCATTGCCGTTGGCTCCGGTGGAGAGTGTTCCAGTCGCGTAGAGCGCATGTCTCTTGGTTTTGACTTTAGGGCCAGCTGGAACACATGGTAATTTCATTGGGGAATTGACGAAGAAGAACGGATCCTGAACTGCTTTAAGGTACAAGAGCTCGCATTCATTCATGCCCTTTGTCGATTCCTTCATCTTGGGCTTACGATTTTTCTTTTTCTTGCTGGTCTGGTTACCAGTCTTTTTCTTGTTAGACGCGATATCATTTCGTTGTCTGCGTCTGGGACTACGCCTTGGTTGAGACGGAAGGGCAGGACTGCTTCCGAATATTTGAACGGCATTGCTACTCATTTCTTCACCCCAAGTACGGTTGGGTGATGCGCCCGTACGCGCGTAGCAACCTATGTTCTAAAATATTTGTAAAAGATTGGCCCAGCTCCTTTAAGCGGCTGGGTCAATACCAAGGCAGGTCGTATACCAATGTCCACCTTATCATTCATGGAATATACGTAAGTATGGAAGGTGGATATCTGGTCGACTTTGTATAAGTGTTCGAGTTCTGGAAATCTCAATACGCACGGTTCAGTAATCGAGTCTAGACGTTTCTCAATTTCAATTTGAGACTCGACTGTAATACCATACAGTCTTTCCACTAAATTTCTCGTGCGTTGAGGGACCTCACGAACAGGTAGTCCATTTTCTTTGATATATTTGATGGCCATCTGGAATTCTTCCCTCTCATACTGGGAAGCGTTGTATGGAACTAGCCATTTCATACCAGTTGTTATCCTCAGCCCGGCTAATGCTAAACTTTGTAATATTGGGCATCCAGGATAACTGTATAACAAAGACAACGATTTAGCCCGTAATAATCGCAATTTCGCCTTCATCGGTAGCTTCGCATACTTCCCACTTCCCCAACCATACTCTAACAGTCCTGAAATTGGGTTAGTGACGTTTATGCCGTCAAGCTCATCGAAGACGATTCCGCAAAAGGACGCGTCGTTTATCGTATCAAATGTGCCTATTTTTATGGTCCATCCGCACATTTTAAAATATTCAGATTTAACTTGGGGACCAAAATAGCGGAAGAGTCCATCATCACCTTCCACAACACCTCTCATGCATCTTCCGCCAATTGCCCAAATCACATAAAGATTAACAAGTAGATTTGAGATTCCGTTACCGCATGAGGTGTTCATTTCGCCGCTCATACGTGTGGCGAGCAAACTAAAGATTCCAAATTTTGAGACAATCCTATTATCACCGGACAATACTCGTGTGATAAAAGCCATTGTGTCGCGTAGGGCGTGAGGCAACTGAGAGCAAAGAAAATCATAAACGATATTTTCCAAATTTGCCTTAATCTCAGGTGTGAAGTGAGACTCAAAAGAAGAATAATCGCTAGCGTAAACACGCCAAGCGCGTTGATCAAATGCAGTTCGTGGTAGATTATTCTTCCGAAGTTCTCGATCAAAGGCTCTCGGAATGGTATGTTTATGTTCATCAGTCGGAAGGGTATTTCCAGGATCAGTATCATCCAATAGAAGACGGGAAATATATGAAGGACGGTCCGGTACGGGTATATGTTTAATAAATGCTGGGTGGTTATAAATGCGAGCTTCAATCGCACTAAAAATTGGTCCGGAGTAGACTTTGAAAGCGTCATCGCGACTGAATATTCCTCTTGGGACTTTGTACTCACCGTCGTAACATTCATCCTTGATAAAAGCTTTGATCCATATATCTTTATCAACTGGATATGGTTTTCCAGACATTTTCTCATAAACCTTGCGAAGCTCAGCCTTACGCCTCTGAGTGTAGGGACGAGCTGTGAGCCACTCATCAAATGACGGAATGTCCTGGGCGGTAAGTGGAACAAGATTTTTCTTACACC